AGTTTCAATGTACAACGCGGGTTTAGTTCAATGGTAGAACATCAGTTTTCCAAACTGACCACACGGGTTCGATTCCCGTAACCCGCTCCAAAGTTTGTATAGTCAATCGAAAGATAGGGTATACAAAATGGGATGCCATATCCCCCGCGCTCGTGACGCGGTGACCAGCACAACTCGCTGGTCTGATAAATGGTGGCACCATTTGAAGGACTTGACGGTGGTTAGTAACCGTCTAGAACATGGCCAGTTTCGAACGCACGAGGCCATGATCGAACTAGACTAAACGTTCTCGGGTGTGGTGTATTGTCAATCTGCTGCACACCTTAAAAAATGATTGAATACATTCTGGCTCGTGCGTCGGCCTGAAGAGAGAAAAACATGAGATGCTCCGATAGCACCTTATGTAGGGCGCTCCGAATTCAAGATAGAGTGATGCGGATTCCCGGCATCCAATATTAGCAAGTGTACACAGGGAAACAATGAACCAGTATGCAAATTGGCCTAAGCATCCGTCCTTTCAAGTCGGCGTCGCAAGACACTGCGGGTTCGAACCCCGTCTGGTTCTCCAAATTTGTTTGATCGTGTTATCCATACCCCTGACATGGTCATGAAGCAGTAAGAGTTCTCTCACTTACTGTTAGAAGGGGACGAGAGATGGTTATGCTTCAGCCCAAAAGCAGATTTATCTTTGCCGCCATAGCTCAGTTGGTAGAGCACCTGATTTGTAATCAGGATGTCGTCAGTTCGAATCTGACTGGCGGCTCCAATTTGCGGTATTGCTAAATAGTTTTACAATGGCTATGTGGCTGAGCGGTCTAGGCGCTTTCTTCATAAGGAAGATTACGGGGGTTCGAATCCCTCCATAGCTACCAAAATTTATGGAAGTGTGGCAGAGCATGGCTAATTGCGCTACATTGGAAATGTAGAGTCCTTCGGGGCGCGTAGGTTCGAATCCTATCACTTCCGCCAATTTGAGAGAGACATGTTTCACACAAGACGCACGACCCAAGTTGTAGATATCGATACAGAGTTGGCTTGTGATAAATGTGGGTTGACTGTCTCTCTTGAAGATTCTGAAGGCACGATGGAAGCCCAAGAGTTTCTTAGGCTCAGTCTCACAGGAGGATACAACTCTGTGACGCTTGGAGACATGAACTCGTTCGAGGTTGACTTGTGCCAGCACTGCATGTACGCTCTATTAGGCCCGTTTCTACGACAAACCGAACAAGCATTCACGGTACCAGCAGATGACCTACGAAACCTTCCAGAAGATCAAGCCTGACCTCACAGCGGCGCTCGCCAAAGCGTTTGAAGCGAAGCTGAAAGAGATGGGTGAAGACGTGAAGGGAATCTCTTGGTTTTCGTCGTGTGCAGAAGGGTACAATAAACATAAGTAATATGGAAGTGTGGCGGAGTGGTCTATCGCACCGGTCTTGAAAACCGGAGGTCTCGAAAGAGACCCGTGAGTTCGAATCTCACCGCTTCCGCCAATAGAAGGTGGGTATGTCCAAAAGCCTACACCATGGTAATCCCGGTAACAAGAATCTCCGGGGCAAGGCAACCAAGCTGCTTGGTTGCCGTTGTTGTGTCATTTTCAACCTGAAGGATATTCTGGAAGAAAGGCGCATCAACAAAGAAGTACACATGGCAACCTTGGAGACATATCGTGACGAACGTAGAGAAGTTGAAAGAAAAGCTGGATGAAATGGGAGGTTCTCTCAGGGGTATCACGTTGGGAGACAATCCAAATGTGACACCCGAAGAGGTTGCAGGAGAAATCTTAGCATCCTTGGAAGAACTTGAAGCGATGGCGGCTCGCGGTGAACCGTGGGAAGTCTTAGCTGATATTTAACAAATGGAAGCGTGGCAGAGCATGGCTTAATGCACCGGCTTCGAAAGTCGGAGGGGCCGAAAGGCCCCCGTGAGTTCGAATCTCACCGCTTCCGCCAATTAGCGTAATGTGTGGTATCATCTAAATAGGGTTAATCCTTCTGGAGATATATCATGGACTATTCGCTCTTTCTGGACTTGCAAGACCAAGCGGCTTCTGAGAAATTCGCCAAATCTGGTGATATCAAGGACTTGGCAGTAATTTCGGAGAACCTGTTCTTCCGGCGTCGAATCGCCAATAGCGCCGCACGTTCGGCAGCAATTGACGAAGCTAACCGGGAACTGGCAGCCAGCCAAGTCCGTTACGATGCACAGATGGACGCGGACATGGCGGTAATTCGGTCACGCCCGCCAGTCGATGTTCCGCAAGATGATTTTTCCAAGAAGTCGAATATCGACGCTTTTTTCGACAAGTAACAATTGCCCCATAGCACAACTGGTAGTGCGCAAGATTCTGAATCTTGAGGTTGTTGGTTCGAGTCCAACTGGGGTAGCCAAACAATAGGACGGTAGCTCAATTTGGATCGGGGATGGGCGGCAATCCATCTCCGGTAGTGGTTGGAAGAGGTCGGATGATAGCGGAGTTCGCGACCCGTGAAGATAAGATGGGTACCAATAGCTGAGAGCATTGACTTCGGTCGATAGATTAGGGTTCGAATCCCTACTGTCCCGCCACACAACGCGACTATAGCTCAAATTGGGACGGGAGACGGACGGCGGTCTATCTCCCGCAGCATGGGAAGATGTCCTGTACGAGCGGAGTTGAGACCCGCAACCACGAGATGGATGCCCATGTTGAGAGCGCCGACTTACTAAGTCGGAGGTTTGGGGTTCAATTCCCTGTAGTCGTACCATACAAAAAGGATTCACATGGATAATCTAAAGGCACGTTGCAAGCTTCTCGATGACCGTCTCAAGGCACGAGGCGTTGTCGATGTGAAGTTCGCATACGGTTATCCGCGTAGTACCGGTAAAACCACTATCGAACAGGTGGAAGCAATCATCAATGCCGTGCTGGACGGCAAGTTCAAACCAGCGGCTCCCCTTGGAGACAGTCAACGAACTGTTCCCAAGATGCTTAACCCCATGGCGCAAGGTCATGGGGAGCATCAAGGAGAGTCACATGAAACAAACAAAACGAGCGGAACGCAGGCATCACCGTAATCGCCTGTTGAAGAAAAGGGTTCTGGAAGCACGAGACATGCAGTTCTGTTTCCCACGGGATGAAACGTGGGTTCAACGGTACGCCAGACAACGTGTAAATACTAGCTGTCTTTGTTCTTGCTGTATGTGTAAAAGCCCACGCAAGTTCCATGGCAACGGTAAAAACGGTAAAACGTTTGCAGAACTTCGCATCTGTGATACAATGCGAGACGATTTGCAAGACAACTAAATAATAGAACAATTGGGGTGTCGCCAAGTGGCTTAAGGCACCGGGTTTTGATCCCGACATTTCGTAGGTTCGAATCCTACCACCCTAGCCAAACACGTAGGTGATCCATGAATAAAAGACCTATTCCTGACTGGATTCAAAAGTTTCCGCAAACTCCGTTGTCAGAAGTATTACACGGAAAAGTGGTACAATACAGTCATGTTGGTTGGTGTAGTGGAAGTAAATTAAAACCTATAGGGCATCCGAACAGTTGTTGTTTATGTCTGTCGGTGTTGCGAAAAGGGTTGTAGAACAAGATTTGGGGCCTTAGCTCAGCCGGGAGAGCATTTGCTTTGCAAGCAAGAGGTCGTCGGTTCGATCCCGACAGGCTCCACCAAAACAGATGGGATGTACTTTTAATTGCGAAAATGATTGGGCTTTGATCCCAAGGTTGTCAGTTCGAGTCTGACCGTCCCCGCCAAATAACAAAACCGGCCTAGTGCCGGTTTTTATTGTCTATCATTTACCCAAGCCGACAAGAATATTCTTGTCGGCTTTTTTGTGCCTGAAATTTCATTATAACAAAACTTGTTGACGATCAGCAACTTGGGAATTTGTCTTAATTTATAGATGATTTTGAGATAAATCAACCGGTTGCGAGTTAGGTACAGAGAGAAATCCGAAAATTCTTTGAATTTTTTCTTGAGTAAAATCAACAACTTACAATACTTCTACGTTGTTTTCGGAAATATTTAGACACTTAGAATAAATATTTCCATACCAAATAATACAACGAGGAGTCACCAATGGATGAGTTGCTGAATAAACTTCTGGAGTCTGAAATTCTAACCGAGGCTACTCGTACAGAATTGAAGGAAGCCTTCGAGAAACATCTCGCCGATCTTCGCGAAGATATTGAAGTCAAGGTACGTGTCGAATTGATTGACAAGTACAACGCCGACTTCGAGAAGCTTGTCGAAGCTGTTGACACCAAGAATACAGACAACTGGGCACGTGAACTTTCGGAATTGAAAGAAGACATCGAAAAGTTTCGTGACCTCGAAGTCGAATACGCAGAAAAGCTAGTCGAATCCCGCCATGAAATGGCAGAAAACGTCAAGGCTGATATGGCTCAGTTGATCGAGACATTGGATACATTCTGCGAAGGCCGTTTTGTTGCTGAATTTACGGAACTCCGTGAAGACATCGACATGGTCAAGAAGCATAACACAGGTATGCGTTTGTTCGAAGCTTTTGCCAAGGAATACGGTGCAGAGTTGAACAAGCCAAACAATGAGGCTCAGGCCGCATTGGATGCTGCGAAGGCAGAGTTGGAAGCGTCTAAGTCCAAGCTCAACGAAGCAGCAAAAGAAATTAGTGACATGAAGCGTTCCGCCAAGTTGACTCAGTTGCTTGAGTCGTTGTCGGGTCGCCCAATGGAAGTGATGGAAGCCATCCTCAAGAATACCCCAACGGATAAGCTTGATGAGACTTACAAGAACTTCATTCCTCGTGTTCTGCACGAGGCTGCAAGGGCAGATGTTGTGGAGAAGGAAAGCGCGTCAGCGCCTGTACTAGCCGAAGACGTTACCCAGAAACCTGCGGAAGAGAAGACTGTTCTTTTGAACGGTGACTCCCCGTCCGCAGTGGTGACTGAACCAGTAAAGCCGCTCACTGAAGGCCAACGTCGTATGCGTACATTGGCAGGCATCGAGTAACTTTACAAGGCTGTATAAGAACGTAACAAAACAAAACCCACAATCCATTACATCTAGGAGATTTAAAATGGAACATGATATTCTCACCGAAGGCTGGTCAGACACCAAGGCAACTCTTTGCCAAGGCTTGACTGGCGTAAAGCGTCAAATCGTTGAGGCCGTCCTTGATAACAGCAAGGATTACCTCTTGACGGAAACTGCACAGACTGGAACGACTTCGGCAAGTAACATCGCCGGTTTCCGTAAGACCCTGTTGCCTGTTATCCGCCGTATTATTCCGGGCACAATCGCAACAGAAATCGTCGGTGTTCAGCCGATGAAGGCTCCAGTTGCGCAGATTTACACACAGCGTTGGAAGTATCAGGAAGCTGTTACTCACGACGACGCGCGTTCCCAGTTTGGTGGTTATGATATCGCAGTTGGCGATGAAGTCTTCGGTAACTTGAAGCCACTTCGTCAGTTCTACTCCGGTACCGTAGGTGCTGCACAGGCCGCTGGTAAGTCTGGTTTCGGTCAGGCTGACATCACTGCTGCTACAGCAGAGGGCGAAGGCTGGGGTGGTACACCGGACGCAGCAACCCACACAACAGGTACAACGTTGTATGGTAATCCAGTTGACGGCGCATTGCACGGTGGTTCTGGTTCCTTCCTCGAAGGTTCTGGTGGCCGCAAGATGTCGCTCGAAATGATCGCTCAGGCGGTTGAAGCGAAGAGCCGTAAGCTCCAAGCTGGTTGGACAATGGAAGCAATGCAGGACATGTCGTCCCAGCATGGTCTCGATATCGAAGCCGAAATGACCAAGGCAATGTCTGCGGACATCGTTCAGGAAATTGACGCCGAGATTATCAACGATTTGCTAGCTTTGGCTGGTACAATCCGTGCGTTCGATTACTCCGCAACAAGCGGCACAACTTACGCTCCGGCGTTTGCTGGTGACCGTTTCGCCAACCTTGGTATTCGTATCAATGAAGTAGCGAACGAAATCGCCCGCAAGACACGTCGTGGTGCAGGTAACTTCATCGTAGTTTCGCCAATGATTGTCTCTGTACTCCAGAGCGCAGCACGTTCCGTCTTCGCTCCGGCGATTGAGGGTTCGTTCAAAGGCCCAAACAACACGATGATGGTCGGTACGATTAACGGTACCATCAAGGTCTACTCGTACTTGTGGAACCAAGCGTATCCGGGTTCGTCTGCTCCAGCCGGTTCCGACACGATTCTCGTCGGATACAAGGGTGGAAACAGTGAGGTTGACTCCGGTTACTTCTACTGCCCATACGTTCCATTGCAGAGTTCAGGTGTCATCATGAACCCAGTAACAATGCAGCCGGTCATCAGCTTGATGACACGTTACGGAAAGGTTGTTTTCACTGATCCAACGACATCGTTGGGCAACAGTGCCGACTACTACGGTCGAATCAATGTCACAAACATGGATTTCGTCTAAGTAACGAGGCTCCACGCTCCAAAAACAAAATCCCCGCTTCGGCGGGGATTTTTTTGTCCGCAATAACGTTGTAGTTGTTGATCTATATACTTTTTGTAGTAGTTCCAGACATACTCGATAAATAATATAAAGGAATGGATCGGCACCATGGACAAACTTACATTCAAAGAGTATTACGAATCGAAAGAACTTCTTCGGAAGGCTGCCGAATCGACTCCGCGTGTCGAGACAGAATACGAGATGTTAAAGTATTGTCAGTTTCCAGTTCTTGAAGAGGATGAGAAAGAGTTCATTGCACTCAAGCCGCGTGATAGAATCAACATCCTTTGGGAATATCTCCGTACAGATGAAGTTCCATTACCTTTACGAGTGGAAATTACATCAGACGACGATACAAAACGTGTATTTCCGTGCTGGGGAAAATCAAAACTTTTGACGTGGATACAAAAGAATACAATCGAAAAGAAATAGTCAGAAATCAGGAAAATAGAATAAATAAGAAGACCAACAACATGTCAACTAAAGGCCCCAATGGACAGCATTTTAACCCTCATTTCAGAATATGGCCTCCCAGCAGTTCTCATTCTTGGTATCGCTTATGCAGTATTGACGTATTTTTACAAGTCTTCTAAGGCAAAGCTGGACGTTGTCCTTAACGATTGGTCAGGCACTGGTAAGAATTCCAATAAAACTCCAGACCACGGTAAGCTTCAGAACACGACTGAACTGATTTACCATCCATTGTTCAATAATGCGCAGTACCGTATTGTGGTAGAAATTCCTGCGCTGGAACTCTGCCCAACAAAGCCGGTCAAGCAGCAATTGTATCGAGACATTCTGATTCTAAGCACGAAAAACATGTTCGATTTTTGTAAAGAAATTGCAAAGATGGACGACCAGATGAAGACATGGAGCGGCGATAAATGGGCCGTTGAAGTATCCAAGCAAATCAATCAAATGATTACCAACTTTCATGTCAAGTCCATTGAGTATGGTATTCCGGAGATTGTGCTTACAAAGTTTGCCCGCTGGAACGCTTCTACTTTGGAAATGCTCTACGAATATGTCGCGATGCTTGGCAGTTCTATGATCTACATGAACAACAACGCTCGCACCAACACGTTCTTCTTGATCGTAAACATTCTTATCGTGACTACCATCGGCGATGCCGAACGCTCCTTGAAAGAGTTGAACGGGGAAGTTGCTGGACAGAATTATAAAGGCATGATCTTGGAAGGCTGACGGTCTTAGTTTCTAAACCTCGACTGGATAAATAGATATACACACGCTTTCAAGGACGCCGCATGGGAACGTTTTCAAAGTTCGCAGATTCACCTGATCAAATCCGAAAGGAAGGTCAAGAAATCACTCTCCGTTTCACCAAGACAGGCCCTACAACGGGCCGCGTTTCGTGGAACATTCCATTGCCAAGTGTCGGATGTGATGTAAGCGGTGCTGGAGCATACAACGGAATCGTCATCACGGTCGCCAGCAAGGCGGCTAACTATCTAAGCACGTCCCCACAGAACGGCACGTTTTATACCGGTGACACATCGGTAGACCCAGATTTGAACACTGGTGACCGCTTGGATGGTGCAATGGTTCTTGCTGCACTCTACGATGACAAAACCACAACATCCATCGACCTGACTGACCTTTCAGACAAAACCGTCTATTACATTAGCGGCTATGCCGTAGATAACGTGTGCCGTTACCACCGCGAGGGTGTACATTCCTATTCGTTGCCAACCGGCGCTGAAGAAGGCGGAACCCCGGATAAGGCAGCGTACCATAATGTCCAAATCGATGTAATCGGTGGAATCCCTCCAGCTACACTTACTGGCTTGGTTCCTGATGTAAATTACACTCTCAAGCTAACTCTGGATAACGTGGATTACTCTGTAGTGGTCGCTGGAGAAGATGCGGTCACGTATGCCGATCTTGTTACCGAATTGAATATCCAACTGGCATTACTAGGTGACGTGTTTTCGTCCCCATTAGCGCCACACACCAACGAACTCTATTACAATCCAACCGCCCGGACGTTGTCTACGTGGAGTGGAACTGCGGCTGTTGCTACACCAGTTTTAACCAGCGTTGCTGATCCAACAACTCAGACCATCGGTGACTTATGGTATACCCCGTCAACCAAGACGCTGAAGAAGTATGATGGTTCCGTATGGAACGACAAGACATTCATAATCAATCCATTTGATCCAACAACTCCAAGCTGCAATCAGACTTGGTTCGATGGTACTCACGTATGGATTTACAAACTGAGCCATTGGCAGCAGTTACCAACGTATATTACGAATCGCAATCCGTTGATGGCCCCGTTGTTGTCATGTGACAATTATTGGTACAACACGGACACACTCGTATTGAGTGTGTGGGACGTGACATTGATGCGTTGGAATCCGGTTGATGCGATCTATTCGGATATCGATCCTAACAGTTTCGATGATGGCGACTATTGGTATGATGAAACCGCAGGGGTTCTTAACATCCGTGCATCATCTGCTTGGAACGTTGTGCCGAATGTTGCCTATCTTGATACCGCAGGCACGAATGCTTTCGCATCAGTACCGGATGCCGATAACTATGTGTTTGTCAAGGACACCCATAAGCTGTACAAATTGAATATGTCTCTGACGTGGGATGCACAGGACGTTGTAGCGTTTCCAACCGATCCAGCTAATCGCACCTTAAACAAATTGTGGTGGAATTCCACAACTGGCATCGACAACCTATTCTATTGGGATTTACTCTCTTCGGCATGGGTAGCAGTGACTGCCTTCGTTCAGACCAATATTGATCCATCGTTGCCACCAACAATCACAGACGATGCAGCATGGTACAACCCAGATACTAAGGACGTGAAGTTGATCTTCAACGCTTCATGTGCGGCGACATATCCGATTCTTTACAGTCAAAACCCATTAAGCCTGTCTTCCGGAACCATTTGGTACGACACCACCTCAAACCTATGGTATTCGTGGAACGGTTCTGCCTTTGTACAGGTGTTTCCGTTCTATTATGAGACTGATCCGTATATCGTGGTCACCGGATATTACTGGTACGACCTCGCACATTCACTATTGAAAAAGTGGACAGGAACAAGTTGGGTATCGGTAACTTTCGTCACCCATCCCGTTGTGAATCCGATCCCTAGCTATTGGTTCAATACCGTCAACGATACGTTGTATGTGTGGAACGGAACCGGGTGGGACGTGTCACCGGGCATCGTAGCATGTGAACTCATTCCGGCACCGAGCAGCACCGACCGCTCCACATTGTCATTCTTTACATGTGGTATTGGCTGTGCCCAAAGCCTTTTCCTTGATACATCGACGGCTGGTCTTCTGCTAACACAATTGAAACAAAGCGTGATCTATCTGGATGCAGTTCTTGGCGTTTCCGGACTGACAGGCGGGTCAATGACACGCCATCTTGGTGTGGGTGATGATGGAAGTCCTGACGAACGCCGTCAGCTTCACGCCACAATTCGTTCTCTTCTCGGCGGTTCCGTTGCCGTGCAGGTAGAATTGACCAAGGAACAGTTGGATATTTGTATTGACAACGCACTATCTACATTGCGCAAACATTCTTCATATTCCGTGTACCGTGGATTCTTCTTTGTGGACTTTTTGCCGAATCAGCAGACATACATTCTCAGCAATCGTTGCGTCGGATTCAACAAGATAACCAGCATTAATTCGCTCCATCGTATGCGTGGTTCCATCCTGAAGGCCAATGCGTTCGGTAACGACGTGTTTGCGTTCTCGGCTATGCAGCAATTGTATTCTGGAATCGGTACCTTCGACATCCTATCTTTCCATTTGATTGCGGGCTACATGAAAGAATTGGAGACACTCTTCGCCGAACAAATCATGTTCACGTGGCGTGAACGTTCCCGTGAGTTGAGCATTCAGCAAACAATGGGAGCGAAGGAACGTGTGCTAGTTGACGCTTTCATCGAACGCACTGAGCAGGAATTGATGACTGACCGCCAAACCACAAATTTCATACGTGGATGGGCTGTTGCCGAAGCCAAGAAAATCCTTGCCCAAATTCGTGGTAAATATACGCAATTGCCGGGGCCAAACGGTTCAACGACATTGAATGCTACTGATCTGTCTTCACAGGCGGAAACAGAAATGACCGATTTGATGGAACAGTTGCGGGACGCTGGCGAAATGCAGGACTTGATCGGAGTTGGAATGCGAGCGCATTTCTTTATTGGCTAATCATGACTACCAGAACTGGATGCAACATACCCGACGAAGACCCATTGAACCAGACGGTAGGAGATTGTTCAATCAATCCCCCGGCTGCTGTAGCTGGCTGCCCAATCGACTCGGACATTACATCGTGCATACCTGACCCATCGTGCGAACTCTGGCAGTTAACAGAAAGTCCAGAAACCTGTTTGATCGCGTCCTACATCGATGAGAGTCTTAATATCGGTGGAGCGAACATCAATGTATTCAAATTGCTTGGTGTACATGAACAAGGTCTGTTAACGGATTTGTCAGGTCAGGGCGCTCCCCTTGCCAGTGGATCACACCCCAATTTCCCCGCATTGAATGCGTTTGACAAATACCTTACAGAATGGCATTCCCTTCAGACCGGTACGGATGTAACAGGGTCAGGATATTTGGGCTACGATTTTGGCCCGATTCGATTGAACAATGACCGGGTTCGATATGGCGTAGAGACCTATCTGAAACAGGAAATCTCAACGATCAAGATCAAACAGGGCTGTGAGGCCGTCAATCGCGTCACAAAGGCTCGTATTGAACGATCCCCTGATGGGGTGAAATGGTATGGCGTAGATCAGATTACGCTTCCTGACTGTGATGGGTTGGTTACAGTGTCGTTCAAGGGCAGTGTCCCATCCCGCTTCTGGAGAATCCGCCCAACCGCATTCAACGGTGGCCAAAGCGACCCATGGGTCGTTCAGGCTCTTCAATTGCTCAACTATGAAGCAACAACGGTTACCAACATTCAGGATCGCATATTTCTTGAAAATAGGGATCGGGATTACAGCGACACATCAGTAGCAATGAAGGCCAGCTATATTCCAGTCGATATCGTAGCCAACGCTGAACGCTTCGGGTTCATCGGGCAGGAATCATACATTCTACAAACCTCGTTCATGGCAACACTCGCCAAACTTGGCCGACCGTTTGTGATCGGTGATATCATCGAAATGCCGAGCGAAATGCAGTTCTCAACATCGTTGAGAAAGGTGCTTAAGTATGTGGAAGTGCAGGACGTTGCGTGGAGTACCACTGGATATTCTCCGACTTGGGTTCCATTGATGCAACGTCTCATCTGCAAGCCAGCCTTGGCGTCACAAGAAACGCAACAAATCTTTGGCAAGTTGACACCGGATACCGATAATTCTGGTCTGGTGGATATCAACAATGGTCAGGCT